TCCTGTTCGGAGGCTTGGGTTGCTTGGTCAGCAAAACTCTGTGTGGTCATTGTCACTCCGCGCTTATGCGCTGTTGTAGGAAGTCAATGGTGTACTTTAATCCCCTGCGAAAGCCCCTAGAGTCTGCGACCCGCAAGGCAAAGTTAGGGTTGTCATACACCGATACAGCATCCTCTTGCGAGATAGTTGCTATCAGCTTTTGCTCAATAGCTTTACAGACAATCTCTCGTAAAAGGGCTGATTCTTTCCAGAGCCTTTCAAGGTGTTCAACATCTTCCTTTGAAAGGTCTTTAATAAGGTCAATCCTCAAAATCTTCCTCTGCCCCTGTCGCTGGGGTCATCATGTGTTCCTGTACCTGCTGTGCAGCAACATTCTGTAGCTGGGCGGCTTCTGCCCTCTCACTGATACGCACATACGGGCGTACAGGGATAGCTACATCAGCACCGCTTGCAGTAACCAATGCCCTTGCGTAGTCAATGCTGCTGACATGGAGCAGTGCTTCTTGGTCAAAGCTCTGTGCAAGGCGGGTAATTGTCTGTACCAGTTTGGCTCGTTCTGCGTAGTGACGCGCACCCATAGGCACTAACCGGCCATTGGTTTTCAGGTCATCACGGGTAACTTCGATGAACAGGCTCACCCCATCCTCATCAATAGTCTTTACAGTATCGGCAACATCCATATCCACACGGGATACTTCAATCTCTGCATTCAGCAGGTGTTCAAGGAACTCCTCCTCGAACTGCGTAATCTTGTGCTGGAAGAACTTGCCTGCGGCATTGGTAAGGGTTTCCACCTCAAAGGCGGTTTTCTCACCGGCAGTACGGATACCCATTGCTTCCCTTGGTGCACCTGCGTACAGCTCCATACGGTTCTCAAGCTGCTGGATTTGGAAGTCTGCTTGCAGTACGGTTGTATCAGGATGCAGGTATGCTACACGGCCACTACCGGCTTCTGGAATGTAGTAGTGTGTAGATGCCCCATGACGAACTACGTCCACATCACCTTCGATGATGATGTCGGGGTCAAGCATATCGTCAAAGGCATCTGCACGGGCATTCTCAAGGTGGTTAATGCGGTACTGCATACCCACCAAGTTATCCAGCGGCCCCATTGCCCAAAGGTTGTCTGGACGCTTGCGCCAGCCACAATGGTAAATGTGGGGGCGACCTGTCCAAGTGTTCAACGGCTGGTTGCGGATTACATAGCTGCGGTCTACTACAGTAATCACATGGTTAAGGTAGGTCGTCTGGGTATTGCGGTCGTAGATGTCCCCATAGAACTCAAGGATTTCTACATACCCACTTTCAAGGTACTGGTCAATGTTCCCAAAACCATCGAACTCAAGCTGGGTAGACTTTGCAATATCAGCAGTGTTGTCCTTGATGCCATGGTACTTGTTGCGGACGCTCTTGATTTCGGCCAAGATGGCTTCTTCATACTTCAGGGACGGGTTTTCAAGTATGTCCCGTTCAATGTCTGCAATAGCCTTGATTGTGCGTACAATCTTGGGGCTATCGTAGAAACTCTTGGCAAGCGGATTGAATACGATGTCATACGGGCTAATGCGGTCTACCTGTGGGCCAGCATAGACAACCTCATCGGCACCTGTCATCAGGTTCTTTTTCTTCTCGGTAATGTAGCTTACCTGTGCGAAGCAGTTGCCTGTAAGTACCCAATCTGAAAGAAGCTGGCTTACCGTCTGGCGGAACCTGCGGTTACGATGCTTCGCCTTCAGGTAGCTCTCAATCTTGTCCCGTTTGGCCTTGCTTACTTCGTCCGCAGACTCGCCATAGAAGCTGAACCAGCCTTCATTTGGCATCAGGGCATCCAAGTAGTTTGCTTCCAGCAAATCCTTTACTTGGGTAATCTTCGGGATATGGGTGCTGTTACTCCAAGGTAACGCATCATTACTTGTTTCCCGTGTGCTGGTAGCGTATACCTGTTGGGTAACTTCCTTTACACGCTCGGTATGGGGTGCCTTGGCATCACGCCACTTCATGTAGAGCGCAGCAATGTCCTCTGCGACCACATCCTTGTTCGCAAACAGGTCATCTACTGAAATGGATTCCGATGCACTCATCTACCTCTCCGGCCACCAAAGCGTGGGTGGTATACAATGTTCTGTGTTGCGTCTGTAAAAGACTCGCGCTTTACTGATGGCGGCTTTGATACAGAGATTGCAGTTGTAAGGGCATCCAGCAAGTCATCATGTGGTGGACGCTTCAATGTAATTTCTTCCTCAAGGATGCTGAACAAGCCTCCTTTGCCATGCCACACGGTTTTCATTTCGTACCGTGGGTAGGTAATCATGGCGTGTTTTTCTTCCTTCTTGCCTTCGTGTCGTGTTGCTGCACGCCCTTCTACTACCAAGCTATCGCCGTTCTGGCGAATGTAGTTCTTCAGTTCCTTCTCAATGAAGTGGCCTGCCGCGTTGGTTTCGATGTAAATCTTCCTGAAACCCCATTTGCGATACAGGGACAACACCTTCTCGTAATACACATCAAACTTGTCTGTCTGGAATCTTTCCAAGTCCAAGACATAAATCATACCGTCTGAATCAAGGCCAATCACAGCAATGGCGGTATAGTCACGGCGCAACTTACTGTTGGTAACGTCTGTCCACGCAACGTCCATTGCAGCAAAGATAGAGAGCTTGCGGCCATTGTAGTGCCAACCGCCACCTTCATCCTTCAGGTACTTCGCGTTGTAATACTGGAAGTTCTTGCGGTCTACTGTCTCACTGCCGGGGTCGTTAGGGTCGTTGTAATACTGTGCGTAGAACTGCGCCTGTTGCCCCATACTGAAATACTGTGCGCGAATGCGGGCAAGTATCTTGGGGTCAAAACCGTACCACTTGCTTGTTACTGGTGACAGCTCCCTCGGCCACAGGAATACGCCTGTGCCATCACCAATATCCTCTGTCTTGTATTCGAGGATGTCCCACAAAGGTTCTTCACCAATGTGCTGGCCTTCCTCGTCAAACACCGGCTCCATTGCTTCAGCAAACATATTGTATAGGTCTGCTGGGTGGTAGCGGGTTCCTACTGCCTTGGTATATGCACCGGGGTTCTTGATTGATGCAAACTGTGCAATAGCCTGTGCTACTTCCTGTCGGCCTATCTCTGTGTAGGCGTTCTTGTCGGTAACAACGTCATCCAGAACCAAGTGGCTACAGTGCAGGCCAATCGCGTTACTCTTTACCGTCTTGACGATAATGGTGTAGTCACGAATACCCTCTGCCTTACGCTTAGGGTGGTCTACATTAAATGCCCATGCGCTCCACTTGTCGCGCTTGGCTTCTTCCTTGTTAATCATTTCCGGCCAAAGCAACTGGTAGCGGTCGCTAAGGAACATGGCCTTGATTGCGCTTACCTGAATGGTAGCCAGTTCTTCCATTGCGGACAGATATACCATCGTGGTAGTCGGGTCACGGGTAATCTGCCATACTGCCCATACTGCAATGCAGTGGGACTTCAAGTGTGCGCGTGGCAACAGCATCAACTGGTGGTCGCTACAGTCTTGGTCGCTCATCCACTTGAATACTTTTTCGTGGACTTCGCCGTAGCAGTAGTGCGGGTTAATGTACTTCGCAAACTCGTATAGGTCGTTCTCGTAGAGTTCGCGTAGCTGCTGCCGTTTCTCAGACATTAGTGTGCCTTAGCTAGTGGCGACTCTTTATACAGTTCTTCAAGCTTCTTCATGTCTGCGCTGTCTGCCTCGTCCTTGGCTTTCTCTGCCTTGGTCTTGCGCTTACGGCTTTCTTCAGGGGGTGCACCGTAAAGGATGCGCTGTGCAGTAACATTGCCCGTCTCTGCCTGCTCAACTAACTGACGCTTTGCACGCGCCTTGTCCTTCAAGGCACGCTCTGCTTCCCAAGACTCAAGGTATGGTTTGAACCAAGAGCAAGCCTTCAGGACTTCCCAATGGTGCCAGCTACCGAAGATACCAATAGCGGCTTCGTACTCGCTTTCATACAGCATATACTCTTGGTACAGACTGCGGCAGCCCCGATGGTCGTAGTCCTTCAGCGTAAACACTGGTGGATACTTCTCCCCCTTATCCCAGCTCCATTCCTCAAACAAGGATTTGGTCAGGAATTGGTAGTTATCACCACGGTTGTTTTCGTTAGTTAAGTAAGGCATTACTTCTTCTTGGCAATCACTTTAGCGTCACGGACATTGCGGTTCGTTGCACGAGCAGGGAAACCGCTATCCTTAGGCTTTGGGATTTCAACGCCTTCATGCGGGGTATACTGCATAAAAGGCTTCTGCGGGTCTGTGCTATCTGGGTAGCCCAACGGCATACCTGCATCCTTACGGACTTGTGCTGGTACACGGGGACGCTTCTCAGGGTCTACAGTGAACTTCGGTTTTGGCTTATCTTTTGCCATGTTAATCTCCTAGTAACGCCATTCTAATTGCAGGATGTATTTTGCTAAACGCTCTGCATCAGCCTTGTTAAAGCTGATACTTCTGGGTTTAGGCTTGGTCTTGCCGGTTTGTCCGGAATCTGTGGGCATTGGCTTTGACACGCTGAAATGAGAAGTAAGCCAGCCAATAGGGTCATCTTCGATAGATGACCACTGTTCTTGGAATGCTGCTTCACGCCCATGCTTCTGTCCCTTTTCGATTGCATCTGCCAACAGCCGTAGCAGCTTGCCAAGACTACCCGCAAGCTCACTGTACCCTGCCATTATTCAGTGACGCACTCAAATACTTGGCAGCCAATAGAGGCCAGCACACCAGCATCAGATTGAATGTCGAAGAAGGCCAGTACGGCTACGATGATGCCTGCGGCCAATACTACATACTTCTTTTTTACTTGCTTTGCCATTTTGCTCTCCTTAAAAGAATACCGGCATTTCAGCGGCAGGCACATGGATGGTCTGCCCGTGGAACTCGATTGTCTGGCTATTTTCTGGATAGAACTTGCGGTAAATCGCCAGTTTTGCGGGGTCAGCAAATACTTCCTCGCGTGTACCCAGCACCTGAACATTGGTCAGGCCATCGAAAAGGGACACCTCTTCCGGCTTGGCGCGAACCATGCTCATGGTTTCCTTGCCAACCCGCTTGGTCGGGGTTTTAGGAACGCGGAAGATATAATCCTGCCCTACCTTCATCACGCGCTCTGGGCGTTTCGCCTCAAGCTCTGGGCCAAGTTTGGTTACATCAGGGCTGTAGGTAATCAGGTTAGGCATAAAGCGCCTCCGTGGCCGAAAGTGCTTTGCTATAGGTTTTCAGGTCGCCAATCAGGCCATGTGCTGATTGGGTTCCACCAAGGTAGGTGCCAACGTAAAAAGCAGTGGCGGTTCCGCTGAACGCAGCAGCAGCCGTAGTGCTTTCCAGCACACCATTGACATAGGTATTCACATTGACGTCCACATCAACGCTGGTCACAATCCGCAATGGTTGGGAGTGAGGCATAACGTTGGTGGACGCCGTGGCGTTAGGATGAACCGTGTACAGCTTGTGGTCACTGCCGTCGATGATTGCACGGCGGGTAGTTTCGCCATCAATACTGTAAAGGCCATGCCCGTTACTTGACCCATCGTAGGCGTACAGGGTCATGGCGATGCTGTAATCAGCCGAATAGGCTGGCATATTCGCCACATCAATCGTGGGAACATCCATAAGGCGGGTGGCTGCTGCGCCACTGGTCAGGATTGGGCTTGTGGCTGATTCGCCTGTCTCGAACTGGCCGACATCCACATAAAAGTAATCGCCGTCCTCAAGTGTCGATGCACCGCCAAGAAGATTGGCATACCCAGCAACAATAATCATTATATTGCCAGCGGTAAGGGCTGAAGTTGTGACTGTGACCCGTTGCGGCTCATCTGTAAGGGTAATCTGCGCGTCACCTTTTGGCGATGTGGCTGTAAAATCCAGAACCAAAAGGTCCAGAACCTTGCCAGCACAGTTGCCAGCTCGGACATACAGCGAAGCAGTCCCTGCCGCAGAATCAGCAGCCGCGAATGCTGGAAAGTTGATTCCAGAAAGGCCGCCAGAAACATCGCCGATGGTCACCTTGGCAGCAGTGCCAGTCCTGCCTTTGCAGGTTTCGACTGACTGGCTATAGGCTGCAACCCCTGTGGATGAATCGCTCCACTGTGCGGCGGTCGGGGTGGCATAGGTGACTTGGTTTACCCGTGTTTCCTCGACAAGCATCTTGCCGGAACGGTAGCGGGCGGTATTGTTGCCAACTGCTACCAAATCCTCGGTAATACCATCGCCACCAGTCGCGCTAGATGCGCGAGTAACGGTTACGCTTCCAGTGCCCTTAACCGGCTTGCCCGTCTCTGTCATCCGGTAGTAGGCAACTACGTCATCATAATCTGTTGCGGCAAGGAAGTCGGTAAACTTCTTGAAACTGCTTGAAAGTACCGGCCCATACCCGATGTCCCGAAGGTATGCTTGGAGCATATCATTGACAGTACCGCTATACCCGTCCGCAACAAGCCCTGCCTTCATGGTATCATTAAGCGTACCTGAATAACCCCCTGCGAGGTTACTGAAGTGGTCTGCGATGCGGTGGTTAAGTATCATGGCTTAGTCTTTCGGGTTCTTCTTGTGTGCGCCCTTGGTACGAGGGTAGCTGGTATTGGCCTTGGCTGAAGTTACACGCAAGTTACTTCTGCGGTTATCGGTAGCATCTCCGTTGCGATGGTCTACCTGCTTGCCATCTCCCTTCTTGACCTTACCTTCGGCCATCATCTTCCTGCGGGCGGCATTACGGGCAACCCGCTTCTTGATTTGCTCGGGCTGCTTCTTGTATTCGTTTTCTTTCTGGTAGTCCCGCTTGGAACCTTTACTGGATGGCATAATGCTTCTTTGTGTTTATATGGTTTAACTGTGTGTTTATTAGCGGCGGTATTCGCCGCAGATTTACGGTTATGTCAATGACAGCTATACGAAATTAGCGGCATTTAAACCGGCAGTCCTGCTTTGGGTATCATCATTCCTGATTTGGGGCTTTATCTAGAAATACTGGTGTGTTTTTCTAGCACAATCCAAGCCTTATATGGCATGAAAGCCAGTAATCGCGCCACTTCCAGCCATATCGCGCCATATTAGGGTCAGGCACTTTCATCAATCTGGAACTACCAAGGATTACTAATAGGTTCGCGGTTTTCTCGTGGTTTGCTGCTTGCAACAGTGTCCGGAATGCCAAGCAATGCTCACACGAAGGCACTTGACCCGCTAAGGTCTATGCGAGCCGCGAATAGGTTTGCCTGTCGGGTGGCAATGTCCCGAATGCCTGCCACATAACTACGGACAGGCTGTCCGTTGCAGCAGACTCCCGAAGGTCTGCCCAAAGTCAGGCAAATAAGGTTTGCGACAGGCAGCGCCTAGAACACTGCCCCGTGCGGGTTGCCAAGGTTGTGGGCTTCTGCCACGACCTCCACAGGCTATGTGCCTGCGCGTGCACCCGCGGTGTCGCAATAGGTTTGGAAGTATTTACTTCCTTATACCCCCTTAGACCCGCTGGAAGATACTTTTGTTCCCCAAACCTGTAAAAATAATTATTACGGTTTGTTAATGTTAATGGGAAGGCTGGCAAGGTAGGGGTCGAACCTACGACCGGGTGATTAACAGTCACCTGCTCTACCACTGAGCTACTTGCCATTATTGGTGCCGGAAGCAGGACTCGAACCCACCGCCTACTGATTACAAATCAGTTGCTCTACCAGATGAGCTATTCCGGCAATATGCCTGTGGCTTCACAGGAAGCCCTGTGTTCAATTTTAAGGGTACTGGTAGTACCTAACCATACCTTTTGCCTAAAACGCCCTGTAGGGGCTTACAGACGGTTCTCCTTGGTTTGTATTAAACCGGCCAGCAAAAGCAGGATACTGGCCGGTTACAGTATAGTCTAGTTGTTTATGTATATTACATAGATATATATAATCTATATATCTAATTATATATTAAATATATACATAAGGCAAGCAGGGATGCTTGCCCATGATGTTCGGCTGCATGGAAGCAGCCATCACAGTATGTATATTATTACTGCTGGCCCCCAAAGGCCAGCCATAGTATACTACTTGAAACTACCAACCTAGACGGTTGGCAGTTCCTTCCCTTCAGGCAGTCGGGTATCCATACCCTCCAGTGATTGCCTTCAGCTTCACTTCCTTTCGCTCAGGCTTCCTACCTTCGCTAATCACATAATGCTCCCTTTGACCACAATATTCCCCAAAAGTTCCCCTGTCAGTATCAACAATCCGACGAACGGTCGATATTTCCGATAAACGGTAGGTAAGGCTGAATACGGGATTTTATTTTAGATATATTTTGGTTGTGGTATAGAAGAGCAGCCTACCCCCCATACCCCCCTGCCCTAGGGGTGGCCAGCACCTTCACTTGAGAATGATTCTCATTCGCATTATATACCCACACTTTCCGCATGGTTCGCATAATAGGGAGTTATGTTAAATGCTGATTACACTTGACCATCACATCAGGTAGTCAAGCAAGGTTGTCGTCCTCGTATACTGTAGTATACCGATGCACTGGAGTATATGTTCCACGTGAAACAATGCCGTGAGGCTTATAACCCAATCATCACCCCCACCAATTCCCGGGTGTTCCTGTCTGGTATTAACTTACCCCAATGTAACTTATGTATCAATTAGTTATCCACAAGTTATACACAATCATTCCTTGCCTGTGGATAAGTCTGTGGATAAGTCAGCGTATGCCCTTTTTTGGGGTTGAGCCCATACCTTGGCATGGGTTGCTTGTGCGCGTTCCTGTGCGTCTGGTGTGTTGTGTCTTTTGGTTATAACAATACCTTTCCTTATGTATTCTTATTCTAATAAAGTGCTTGCATCCTGTGACAGGTGCGCTATAGTGACCATATCGAAACAGCAAAAGAGGATTTAAACATGGACTATATCAAAGAGTTACAAGAAGAAAGCAAGGGCCAATTCATGCAACCCGAAATAGTGCGCGGAAGGCATTTTTTAATAGAGGAGATTGTACAAAATCTGCCGCTAGAATACCGGCCGGAAGGATATTATTGCAGGCTTTCCGCCGGTAGCTATCTTGATTGCACAGACTGGAACGGGCCTTTTGAAACCATAGAGGATGCTGCAAGGCATTTGTTAGAAACCTATTTTAACTAAACAACATACGCCCTAGGGGGGCCGGAAAAATGAAAAAGACTATTGACAGCGTTAGTGAGTTCCGGGACGAGTTCCATCGTATGGGACGAGGGAGCCAGTTCAGTTATGACGGCTTGGCGGTACTCTTTGAGCATATCGAAGATTACGAGCAGGATACTGGCGAGGAATGGGAGTTAGATGTAATCGCCCTGTGTTGTGAGTTCACCGAATATAGCAGCGCGTTGGAAGCCTGCGAGGGTTATTCCTTTGAGCCTGACGAGGAACAAGATGAGGAGGAGCAACAGGAATCCGCGTTAGAATGGCTGGAAGGAGAAACAATGGTGTTGCGCGTGCATCCTTCGGGCGTGATTATCCAAAACTTTTAATTTAAGGGGCAGAGAAAATGAAAAAGCAGGATATTATCGCAACACTTGAAACAAGTAAAACCAAAGCCCGCAGCGGCATGATAAAATCACTTGAATACTGGCAGAATAGCCATGATTACGAAGCCCGGAAGGTGCGGGAGTTAATCATAAAATGGCTACAGGCCGGTGCCGATAGGCATTATAATTCAGAGATGGAATACCTTAGCGCACCTGAAACATACACCAAAGCAACCGCCATATATGGTTGGAGGGTAGGGGAATGACTATCTATATTTACTTGCAACATAAAGAAACAGGGAAGGTACTTTATGCAAAGATTGGAAGGGATGGTGTCGTAACTAGCGACAACAAACCTTGGCCCAGCAGCACGAAAAAGGCGGACGCCCTTATTAACGAGCTTTACCGGCTGGGCTATCACGACTGTTACAAGATACACGGACAATGGCACGAGCCAACCTATCATCTCGGGGAATTGACATGAGATGCGCTGCCTGTAATGCCCGATTGGTGGAGTATACAAAACAAGACTTATGCGCTGAATGTGCAGGGATTGTACGGGATACGGTACGGAACAGGTACAATCCTGTTGAGCCTGTAAATGTATGGGAGCTGGTGGAATGCATCAACATAAACAACGCAACTGGAATAGGCTGCCTTACGAAGAAAGGCGAAGGCTAGCGGAAAGCCTGACCCTGTCCGACGGGGAGCAGGTAAAGTTAAACCATGACCAATGCCCGGCTGGTACGGATACGAAAAGCAGGCTATATGTAAAGAGGGAAGGCGATGCAATCCTATTTTATTGTCATCATTGCAATCAATCTGGCCGGTACAATCTTGCTGGTTGGGCTGGTAACATGGCAGGGTATCTTGATAACATGGTTGCAGGAACAGGCGGGCATCCTGTACGAGAACGACAAGGCGCTGGCCGAGGCCCACAATGGGGTGATAGGCTACCTACGGATGCAGTACGAAGATTGAATGAGTGGCCTCTCATGGCCTCTCAGTGGGTGCGACAATACGGTATAACGGAAAAAGAGGTACAGGACAATGGAATCTTCTACAGTGACATTGCAGGCGGTGTGTGTTTTCCTGTCTATCGTGATGGGGGTTTGCACGGCGTGGTGGTACGAAAGCACTTACGCCCGGTGGGTGGAGTATGGCGGGGTGCGAAATATCTCACTCGCCAGTATGATATGGCCCGCCCTATGGTGTACAAAAGGCTATCTGCTCATGATGTGCTTGTTATTACCGAGGATATTCTGAGCGCCATTAAAATGGGTAGGTACGCGGACACCATTGCCCTACTTACAGCACATGATAAGGATGAGGTGGTAAGCCTTTGTAAAGGCTATGAAAAGGTAATCATCTATCTGGATAATGACAATGCCCATGTGCGGGACGCACAGGAACGGTTGAAGGCGCGAATAGGTTTGGTGAACAGGAATGTAGTAGTATATCGGGGGGATAAAGACCCCAAGGAATGCAGTGACGATGAGCTGTTACAAATTGTTAATGGACAGTATTGATTTTGTATGGTAACATATTTATGCCAGCCCCCGTCAGGGGGATGGATTATGTAATACAGTTAGTGGACACTGATTGTATATAATCTAGGAGATGTTCATGCTTGATATAGCATTGCTACAGTTAATCACGGATAACGAAGGATGGCACAGGTATGCAGACCTTATCCGTCCAGCCACGCAAGAGGCAGAGTTAATCCTGCGTGATATGCACGAGTATCGTGCCAAGGTAGGTGACTTTAACTGGAGCCAGTTCGGTACATGGTTCCTACAGGTTAAGCACCCTACACTGAAGGCAGACAAGAGGGACATCTACCAGCAGGTATTTGCACAGCTTGCCAACCCTGCACCAGTAAGCGATGGCTACATTGAAACCATGCTGGATAGCATGAATGAACGCTACTATGCCAACGAAATCAGGAAGGCGTGCGAGGCAGTATGCGATGGCAGGCATGGTGCAAGTATCGAGGACATTAACGAGCTACTGCAACAGGCAAATGATGACCGTAGATACCTTCATGGGGATGACAAGCATATTGTTATAGCAAGCCTAGACGAGATTGTAGAGGCAATGGACACAGGACATGGTCTTACATGGCGACTACATGAGTTTAACCGTAGCCTAGGCCCACTGCGTAAGGGGGATATGGTACTGCTGTCAGCACGTCCAGAGGCAGGCAAGACCACAATGCTTGCAAGTGAAGTCAGCAACTTTGCAGAACAGTGTAAAGGCCATGCAGACTTCAAAGACCGCCCTATTGTCTGGTTCAACAACGAGGAGGAAGGCAAGAAGGTCAAGATGCGTATCATGCAGGCAGCATTGGGTTGTACCACCAAGCGCATCATGAATGACCCACAAGGGGCAATGCGTAAGTACGAGGAGATTGTAGGGGACAAGGACAGGATTATCGTATACGATAACAAGCGTATGCACTACAAGGAGATTGAGAAGTTCCTTGCCAAGCATAACCCATGTGTTATTGTGTACGACCAGTTGCGCAAGGTAGCAGGTTTCGAGAAGGAGGGCAGTGAGGTACAACGCCTGCAACAGTTGTATGGCAAACACGCACGGGCAATGGCAGCAGAGTATGGCCCTGTCCTTACAGTACACCAAGCCCGTGGTGATGCTGAAGGCGTACTGTGGGTTAATGGCAACCAGTTAGAGGGCTGCCAGACCGAGGTACAGGGAGAGCTGGATGTGCAGATTATGATGGGCAGGAGCTTTGAGGCAGGCTATGAGAATGTGCGTGGATTAAATATTGTTAAGAATAAGCTGTTAGGTGGAAAAGATACCGAAGAAGCCTTGCGTCATACGAAGTTTGAGGTTATCATTAGACCAGAGATAGCAAGATTTGTAAGTCCATAAGGAGAAGATTATGAAACTGGAAGTAGGCAAGTATTACAAGAACCGGATGGGTGAGGTTTGCGGCCCTGTCAGGGAAAATCCTGAGGGTTCCTGTGAATATCCATTTAAGGCACCGTGTGGGGAGTCTATCCATGGTTTTACACAGGATGGCCATTGGTGTCACGGAGAAATCAGTAAAAAAGACCTCATCGAAGAATGCAACGCAGATGGCAGTGCGATTAAGGATGGCGTCTGTCTTTCCGGAACCATTTGTAATGTAAAAACATACGACAAACCTTTGACTCCTGAACAAATTGATAAGAAAGAAAGCAACCGCGAGCTACTAGAACGGGCAATGAATGAGGAGCTAAGTGTTCTTTGTGTACCCACATCAGAGGTGCTCAAGGTTACCGCAATCGGAAAAAATATATGGGTAGATAGCGATAGGGAGTGGCATCCAATAGAACAGATTGTCTGGAAAATCATTGAACCAGAAGTAGCCGCAGATGACTTGGCCGATGCGGCAGAGAGTGTCCTGCGCTACTGCCCAGCGTCAACACACGAATTGCAAGTCAGTTATTTAAGCGCGCTTATTGAGTTGCAGCATGTCGTTAAAAAATACCGTAAACAGCAAGGAGATAAGCGATGAAAGAGCGCCCTATTAACCCAGAAGATATGCCGCTGTACAACAAGCGGCCTTACAAGAATACGATGGCTACCCTTGACGAGATTGAGGATGATGCCGATAATGTGTATGAGGAACGCCGACAGGCAGCACTGGACGACATGATGGAGAAAGACCATGACTAACGAAGAACTGCTGTATAAGCTGGCTGGTTTGATGTATGCTTATGACCAGCAGCAAGAGAAGGGCTACGATGTATGCCCTGTGCACGAGGTATATGAGTTGGTAGACAAGTGGTGGGAAGATGTGGTAGACTATCCTTGTAATCCAGAAAGGGAGCAAAGCCATGAGTGACCCACGCATTCTGCACCTGACACTGAAAAAGCAATGGTTCGACATGATAGCCAGCGGTGTAAAGCGCGAGGAATACCGCGAGCGGAAGCCGTACTGGAATAAGAGGCTTTCAAAGCATTATGACATTGTGCAATTCCGCAATGGATACCGGAAGGATTCGCCAACGATGCGCTTTGAGATTAAGGAAGTATTGACCAGCCTGGGCATTGTTGAATGGGGCGCACCTGTAGCAGAAATCGTCTACATCATCCGGCTTGGCAATCGAACAGGCGCAAGACCTGGAGGGGAAGTGACATGGAACGATTGACAACAGAACAACTCGACCATTTGGCTAGGCTGATTAAGGCAGAGGTTTCGTTTTTCAACGGATGTCATGTAAACGACCCTACCATTAATAGTGCTTGTTTCAAAGCTGCCTGTAAGGTTCAAAATTATTTGGTTAGGAAGGCTAGTCGCGAACAGTCTCGCAAGCGTAACAAGCTGCTGAGTGGCGAGTAATAGGGCCGATGTTGTGTGGGCGATTTAACGCAGAGCCAAACCGCACTACTTGTTGAGCGTATTGGTGAAGATGCTCTTAGGAACAGCGATGTTTCGCTACCCTACTGCCTGATGCTTGATTATGACAACGCCAAGGACGATATAACCGCCCTGCGTGAGCAGATTGCCGCGTTAAGTGAAAGCCATGCAAGGCTGTTGGATGCTTTACAGAATATCATCGCGGCGGCGAAATGCACTGGTACGGGTGACAAGCCGCATAACCTTGGCATTTGCGTGGAGGAATGAAGATGAGTGAAACGAATCGAAATGACGATCCGCAACATGCGGTTGTTATGTGTGAGCACTGTAAAAAGCGCGGAAAACCGTGGTATGGAAGTGATGCAAAATGTGCATTCACAGAAGAAGGGTTTGAGCAAAACTGGAATTGTGCGACAGTTAATATGATTCGAGATATTTGTTATGAAGGACAAGAGTTAAAATATGGAATCACTTATCAGTATTGTGATGATGATAAATACGCGACAATAAAAGTAGACCATATTGATATTGATGGAAGTCCTCTTGCTTTGTGGGTTTCATGGTACAAAAGTAGGGGAAACACACAGGCTATGTGGCTGCTATTTGACAAGCTGCCTCCAAGAATCCCAACGGAATCTGAATGCTTAGCTATTGTTGCTGCTTACACATAACAAAACCGCACAGCGGCGCTCGCGTCCGCTGCTGCAAGGTGTTAAGGAGAGAGTTATGTTCTGGGGTTCAGTAAAGCTGCACGACGGCAACCGCATAGAGTGGGTGCCAAACTACCTGCTGGAGATGACCCCGGAGCAGCAGTTCAAGAGCAATCTTGACGCCGGACACTTCGATGGTTACGAGTTAGTGGGGCGTTATAAGAGGCCGCAGGAGGCATAATGAAGTACATTGTGTTTGATACCGAAACCACTATCCGCAATCGTGGTGACGAGGCAGTAGGAGACAACCAAGGCAGCCCTTACCACCACGCCAACCGTGCTTGGTTATTCGGCTGGAAGTCTGACCAATGCAAGCGTGTTAATGTTGTCCGCCATAAAGACGGCTTTGACAAGGCATGGTTTCGTGATGCAAGCTGGTTAGTAGGGCAGAACATACGCTTCGACTTGGCTTACCTGCGTAAGCACTACCCCATTGAGTACGAGCTGTGGCTGCAAGGTGGAGGCAGGATTTGGGATACGCAGACAGTTGAATACCTGATTACAAGCCAGCAGACCAAGATGGTTAGCTTGGATAAGCTGGCAGAGAAGTACGGTGGCACACTGAAGGACGACCGTGTTAAGGAATACTGGCAGGCAGGTATTGATACACCTGATATTCCTGATGAAGTGCTTGTACCGTATCTTGAGCAGGATGTTCTGAATACTGAAAAGGTATTCCTTGCCCAAGCCAAGCAGGTGCGCGAGTTAGGTATGACAAAGCTGGTACTTAGCCAGATGGATGCAATGCTTGCCACAGCAGAGATGCAGTGGAACGGGATGCGCTTTGACAAGGAGAAGGCACTGGCAGAAGCAAGTATCCTACGGGATACAGCGGCAGGCTTACGCGCAAAGCTGACAGAAGCTATGACCGTATATCACCCACACATCCAAGACCCAAACCCCATGAGCAACGAGCAGATTAGCCTAGTGCTGTTTGGGGGTGTAGTGTTCATTGATGAGCAGCTACCAGTGCTGGAGAATGGTGAGCCAGTACGGTACAAGTCCGGGGCAAGGAAGGATGAGATTAAGACCAAAAAGCAGGCAGTGCCTTATGGTGCAGCAGGATTTGGTATCAAGACCAAGGAAGAAAACGCTACCACCAAGAAAGGTATTTATCAGGTAGGCGACAACATCCTGAACGACATTATCAAGGCCCACAAGGGCAAGCCTGTAGCAGAGTTCTGTATGGATGTGCTACAGCTACGGGCAATCGAGAAGGACTTGACTACCTACTTCATTGGCCTGTCTGACCTTACTTGGCATGATGGTTACATTCGTGGTGAACATAATCATTGTGTGACTGTCACAGGTAGGTTGAGTAGCAGCAAGCCCAACATGATGAACATATCAAACAAGGTTAGAGAAAATGCCTAGAAAAGTAATAGTAGACTACCATACAATACAAGACTTGTATGAGAACACATCATTGACGCAGGCAGACATAGCAAAGAAAGTTGGCTGTAGGGCTAGTGTTGTCTCTAACTGGGCATCAAAAAGATACTCTTCATCAGCAAGGAAGGCTAGAAAAGTGGAGGTGGTTTGTCTTGCTGTCCGACTACAAGAAACTTGTACGACAGTATGAGGAATTATGTAGTGAATACGACTTGTTACACATGGAAGCAGAAGAACTCCGTACAGAGTGTAAGGAGCATTGATGAACATTAAGGAATGTTTCACAAGCCGCTTTGAAGGGGGATACCTGATTGAAGCCGACTTCAGCCAGCTAGAAGTCGTTGGCCTTGCGATCCTTACGGGCGACAAGCAGCTAATGGAGGACATCAGGGAAGGTAGGGACATGCACTGCATCAGTGCCAGCTTCCTTAGCGGGGAGAAGTATGAGGACATCTACACCAAGTACAAAGCAGGTGATGCAAAATATGCAACACTTCGCAAGAGTGCCAAGCAGCCTAGCTTCCAGCTTCAGTATGGTAGTGGTGCAAAGAGTATGTCTGACTCATGCAAGCTGCCCCTAAAGACCTGTCAGGAGTTTATAGACAACTACTACACCCGCTACAGTGGGGTTAAGCAGTGGCAGGAGGATATTGCCAATACCGTAGAGAACGGGCGCAAGCCTTCCGGTAGGCATACTAAAGGTGGCTTTCCTGCTGGCGAAAGCACGATTGTAACGGCAACAGGGCGTAGGTATACCTTCATGGAATACGATGCCCCCATGTTCATGCACCGTAAAGGGACTATGACCAGCTTCAGCCCTACGGAAATCAAGAATTATCCCGTACAGGGCTTCGCTACAGGGGACATAGTACCCCACATGCTGGGGGTAATCTATCGTGAGTTACTTGGTAGCCGCATCCACAAGGACTGCCTGATGGTCAATACCATCCACGATAGCGTCCTGTTTGATTGTAAGGCAGAAGTACTTGCCGAAGCCTGTAAAATGATTTACACTATTATGTGTAACACCAGCGAGACTATTGCAGAGTTCTTTAATATCAATATACCCCTGCCTTTGAAGTGTAGTATTGAGGTTGGGTATACTTGGTATGAAATGGACAAGTATGTTATATAACTTCTTTGTAACAAGTGGATGGGTACATAATGACGAGAAAAAAAGACGAGATGTATAAAGAGCCTGACTTTTATGATGTAATAAAAGAGCTTCCTGACGATGAGACCTTTGTGATTGGCCAAAGTTACGAAGAATATGCTGCAACCACTCTCGCTTGTAAGAAGTGTGGCAATACGGCTTTTCGTGTCGGTCAAGGCTCATATTTTACAGCCATTAAATGTACTGAATGTGACTGGCAGTTGTGCATACATGAAGGCTAACAAAACCGCACAGCGGCGCATCGCGTCCGTTGGTGCAAGGTGTTAAAGTAGTTGCAAAGCGGTGTAGTAGTATGGTACAATAGTTATAGTATTTGAAAAGGAGAATACTTATGCAAACAGTAACAGGTAAAGTCGAGTCCATGCGTCAAGACCGCAAGGGCATTAAAGTGAACGGCGAGTGGTACGCAGCATTCGCTTCCAGCCAGTTGAAGGGTATCGAGTGGAAGGATGAAGTAACCTTCCAAGTAGCCACGACCGAGAAGAACGGCAAAACCTACAAGAACATCAAGGGTGATGTTGAGAAAGCTGGTGGCGGTTCCTCTACCACTGCTCCTTCTGCAAGTCCTGCTGTAATGGCCGCAGCCGCCGTATGGCCGCAGCCTGTAGATGCCCGTAGCCGCAGTATCATTCGCCAGAACAGCATGAGCAACGCTGTGAAGTATGCCGCAGCATTCATGCAGGATGGTGGCGCATCCCCTGACGATGTAGTAGCCGTTGCCCGTGTATTCGAGGCGTACTGCACCGGTGAGAGCGATAGCCGTGATGACCAGCCTTTCACTGATGATGAAATGAACTTCTGATTTAGTTTAGCACAAGGATGTGCTTCCCTATTGGAGAATACGATGCCCCTCACAGACAAAGACCTACTGATTGATGCAGACCGCATTGTTTACGCGGTAGGCTTTGCCTGCCAGAAAACAGTGTACACCTTGGGTAGCCTGCACTTCAACACCAAGACCGAGGTGAAGGAGTACATGGAGGCCAACCCAGAGCTGGTTGCAGAAATGTTCGGGCAAGAGCTTGTGTTGGAGCCTGTTGCCAACTGCCTGCATAGTGTCAAGCTGATGCTGGATGCTATTGTCCGTATCACTACTGGTAAGTACCACATCTTTTTGGGAGGCAAGGGTAACTTCCGGCTGAAGATTGACCCGCAATACAAGGCCAACCGTATTGATAGCCCAAAGCCAGTCTACTACCAAGACATCCGCGACTATATGGTGAAGTTCTGGGGAGCAGAGATTGTGGAAGGTATGGAGGCAGACGATATTGTAGCCATGCTGCAAACCGAGGATACGGTTATTGTGTCTGGTGACAAGGATTTGTTGCAGGTTCCCGGCTACCACTACAACCCACAAAAGCCTGATTTAGGTGTATACAAGGTAGGCGTGGCCGAGTCAGCCCGTAACTTCTACACACAGATGCTTGCAGGGGATGCTACGGATAACATCAAGGGGCTTGGTGCCGTACCAGAGGAGATTATTCAGGAATATGAACTGCATCACAGTAGCCGTAAAGGCTGTGGTCTAGTCTCTGCATCAAGGCTTCTGGAAAATTGTATGACAGCAGCCGAGATGCACCAGAGGGTGCTGGATGTATACACGGTTAAACATGGTGGCGATAATGAAAAAGCATTTGCAGACTTTCTTCAACAAGGAAAACTTCTCTGGTTGTGTCGGTCTCTGGAACCGGAGACAGGTGCTCCTGAACAGTGGGACGGCATGGTGCATCCGTCTTATATCGAGGCTGATACAGGAAGTTGTGATTTGTGTAGTGCTGATAATGGTGGGGTTTGCATGGGGGGCTTATTGGCAAGTGTATGAGGTGCGAACTGCCTGTGGCATTATGCAGCAGCACAAGCCTTTCTGGGAAGGTGAGTATTATGAGTGCTGGTATTCAATCCCTGACCGTGGGTTTGTACCAGATGACAGCCTTCTCCCGTACAAGTACAACCTGTAATAACTAAGGAAATATATGAACGATTACCAGACCTACATTGCAAAATCACGCTATGCCCGTTGGCTTGATGAAGAAGGCCGCCGCGAGACTTGGGCAGAGACAGTAGAACGCTACATCTACTTCTTCAGTGATATGCTATCCAAGGCAGACAAAGAGCTTATCCGTAAATACCTGAATGAGCTTGGTGCCATGCCATCCATGCGTTGCATGATGACGGCTGGCGAAGCACTGAACATCAGCAATGTTGCTGGATTTAACTGTAGCTACCTTGTAGTAGACCATCCCCGCGCCTTCGATGAGCTTATGTATATCCTGATGTGTGGCACTGGGGTAGGCTTCAGTGTAGAGCGCATGTATGTGCAGAAGCTACCGGAGCTTCCAGAACAGTTCCATGAAACCGAGACAGTCATTGCAGTAGCAGACAGCAAGATTGGTTGGGCAAAAGCCTTCCGTGAATTGCTGGCAATGCTGTGGGCAGGCCAAGTACCAACGTGGGACATGAGCAAGGTGCGCCCTGCCGGGACAAGGTTAAAGACCTTTGGTGGTCGCGCTAGTGGGCCAGAACCATTGGATAGCCTGTTCAGGTTTACGGTACAGTTGCTCCGTACCGCAGCAGGACGTAAGCTGACCGACCTTGAGTGCCATGACCTATGCTGTAAGGTAGCAGACATTGTTGTGGTAGGTGGTGTGCGCCGCAGTGCATTGATTAGCCTTAGCAACCTTGGTAGTGACCGTATGCGCCGTGCCAAGATGGGGCAGTGGTGGGATGAACACCCACACCGTGCTTTGGCTAACAACAGTGTCGTATACACCGAGAAGCCTGACTACCAGACATTCCTTACTGAGTGGGTGGCCCTGTACGAGAGCAAGTGTGGTGAGCGCGGTATTATCAGCCGACCAGCCATGCAGAAGAAGGCAGCAAGCAATGGTCGCCGTGATGGTGAACATGAGTTTGGTGTTAATCCTTGCTGCTTTACGGGTGATATGCGCCTGCTGACCACCAACGGGTACCAGAGGTTTGCTGACTTAGAAGGTAAGGAAGTTGTAATCATCAATCATAACGGAGATAAGAGCATTGGCTCGGTGTGGTGCAGCGGGGAACGCAACACAGTAGAGGTTCGATTTGCTGGGGATAAGAGTAGCATCGTCTGTACTCCAGACCACTTGTTTATGGACACTGTAGGCAATGAAGTAGCAGCGGCAGACCTTAAAGGAAGGCGGGTTATGCCTTT